GGATCGCAGAGGTTTCAAGGTTGGCCAATTCGCTCCCGCGTGTAAAGGCGGTCTTTCCTTGCGCTAACTCCGAGCAGGTTCCAACAAACGGACGCACATCCTCGGGGGTGCGATAAGCCCGAGCGATGCCCCAGATATAATCCGGGTTGCCATCCATTACGCCCATGTATTCAAATTGGATGGAGCCATCTGGAAACTTGTCATAAAACAATTCGATCCGGGTCTTAACGTCTACATAATCGGCAAGGTCGTAGCTCATACTTTCCACCCATCGCGGGCCATTTGCTGCTCGATAGTTTCGCCGTTGAGCCATTCATCGGCTCGGTTGCGCTGGTGTGCGATCTCAATCTTTACGCCCAGCATTACGCCGCCGAGGGTCGAGAGGATCATTAGTAACAATGTGAATCCGTTGAAATACATTTGGGGGTCCTGTCCCTAGTAGTTATTTGATCTTTTTTTTGCCTTGAATCTCGGACGCCTTGTATCTTTTGACGGTTCCGATCTTGACCGGCTGGACTGCTCCAGATTTTTCAAGTCTCCAAAGTGTTTGACGATGGATTTTAAGGTAAGCGAGTACCTCTTTGCTTGATAATAAGTTTTCGTCCATGTCGCTCATGTTACTCCTTGTTACTGACAATACGGGAATCGGTCTCGGCGTGTCGTCATTCGTCGTCGTCGGATTCGCGGATCGGAAGTGTCAATAGATACAGGAATACCCCGACCATTATCATCAATCCGGTTATCTTTTTAACGCTGCCCTCTAACGTAAAATAAGCGATTCCGAGCCCGATTAGGGTGTAGATGTCTCCGGTAATGGTAGAGACGTATTTTTTAAGCCATTTCATTTTATTTTCCTTACTTGGGCTAGTTGAGTAACGATTAGCGCGGAGACGGCTACGGTCTGAGCTTCGTCTCTTTGTTCATCTGTCATGTCGGCCCCGATGTTCATAATTGCTTCGGCTGCCGCTACTAGCTGCAAGGCTCCTGGAATTGCCTCTAATGCTGGCGAGATTTCGATTGTGACTTCCTGCGTGTTTATGGGTGTCGGTGTTGGCTCTATTTCCGTTGGTGCGCTAATGATTGGAGTAGGACTTGGTTCAATCGATGGGATGGGTATAGGCGTTGAGGTTGCTTCGGAAGTTGGCTCGACTGTTGGTGTTGGTGTTTGCGTTGGGAGTATCTCTGGCGTTGCTGTTGGGAGTGTTGATTGTGTCGGCTCTGGCGGAGCTGCGGGAATTGGTTCGATTTGTATTGGCTCTACTGGCGTCGAAATAGGGGTCGGTTCAACCAATGAGGGTATTGGAGTAGGCTCCGGCTCAATCGATGGCTCCGGGGTCGGGCTAGGCGTTGGAACGATGCCCCTAAAATAACGCCTCGGGTCCTCTGGATCTAGTGTGTCCGAGACGTAGATTGTCCAACCTTGTCCGCTATGTCCACCCTCACAAAATAAACGAGCGATGTCACCCTTGCCCTCAAAATAGGAGTTAGATGGATCCCATCCAGTAGCTACGGTTCGGACTTGCCCCGCTTGATTGGCGCAAGTGATAGACGCTTGAACGATTCCAAGGTCGGAGCTGTAAACGGGAGACGGACTAATGAGCATAAAAAAACCTACAATGAACGCCGTCAGGGCTAAACGTGATGATCTTTTCATGGCTGCCAAAGTTTGTATTGTCGAGTAGTTACGGTCTTACAATTTCCCCCAACGATCCTGATTTGTGCTTCGGTTGGGTAGTCTGCCTTTATTTGCCACAAGTGAGAGGCATAAAAGACGTTCGGTCCGCGCTTAGTCCATACCCAAGTATTCGTCCCGGTTGTATCTCGCCCGCCATCCGGTTTAATGCGTGACAATCGGATCTTAATGTAATTGGGTTTAGTCTTGCCGGTGCAATCGATTCGGACTTGTACCGAGTAAATAGCTCGTCCGGTCCGCGCTGGCATAGCCGAACCCTCGTCAAAAGTTAACGTCGTCCATTTGTTGCCAATGAGCTGCGGACGTTCGGTTTTCCATTGAGGCGAGTCGATACTAGCTTGGGCCGTACCTGCCATTATTAGAGATCCTGCGACAAGTACGGCCACAATTAGCCGTCTCATGCTTCGGCGGTTACATCCTCGCTTGAGTTTTTGCCCGGGTTTAGCCAACCCATTAAGCCGGCAACAATCGAGCCCATAACGGCGCGGTAATCTAGTGCGAACTCTGTCGCCTGCCAAGCTGCCATAAAGGCAATTAGAGCATAAGCGACTGTCTTAGGTAACTTCATAGGGGCCTATTCCTTAGGTGTTTTTATTTCCTTTTCGGTTGGCCCTGATTCGGTCTTAGGTGTTACAAGAGGTCCCGGATCGACTGCGTCGATGTTGTAACGATACGGAGCTTTACGAGCTTCGAGATGTAAGTGAGGACCAAATGAGTTTCCAGTCGCTCCAGCGTAACCAATGATTTCGCCCTCTTTGACGTTTTTATCCTTTAGGTTAGCTGCGTGAAGTTTAGATAAGTGTGCGTAGATTACTCGGTGATCGCCATGCTGGACGATAACGTGAATCCCGTAAGATCCACCCCATCCGGCTCCGCGACCCTGATAAACAATTTTACCGTCCGCAATTGCGTAGATTTCGTCTCCGGTTTTAGCTCTGTAATCAATTCCGCCATGACGGCCTGATTTCCATGCTTTGCCTTTTTTATCCCAAGGGCAAGTAACGACCCCGGACTTTGTTGGTAATGACATTATAAAGCTCCTATTTCCTCGGCAGTTAGTCCAAGAGCTGCTAGTTTTGATAATGCGTTTTCGCGGGCTGCTATTTTAGCTTCAAATTGGGCTTCGGCTGCCGCGCCTGCCTTTTGCTGGGCTTTGTATTCAGTATATTCCTCGTCGGTCATTTCCCGTACTAAATCGTCTATTTGCAAATTTGGTTTGGTAGTTGTCATGATTTTCCCTTATGAGTTTTTAAATCCATAGACGCGGATTGTTCCGCCTGTCAAAGTTCCGCCTGCGGTCGGAAAAAATGAAAAAGAGGTATATGAGGTGGTGTCAAAAAGCTCGTAATAAGACGAACCATATCCCGCTACATCTCTTGCGCCGCCAAAAAACATCATTGCATTTTTAGTTAAAAACGGTGAGTTGATAAAAGCGTTCATAAAAATATTGGTGGTGTTACAATGCCCAGCACTTTCGCACGAAGTACCTGGATTTGCACCATTACCACTTACGGTTCCCGTTAAAGTCGAGCCAGTCCAAGCCCCGTAGTAATTGGTGGCAGTTGTGCCTAAGCGAAAACTTAAACCATCAACGGCTGAACCTACCCCGCCGCCTATTGTAATCAGGTAATTGTCGTATGTCGCACTAAATGCATCTGTAACGGTAACACTTGAAACGGTTGTTCCGATTGTTTGTGTTTTAATTAAAGTTAATGCACTGCCACCAAGTCCAAACACGGTAGCGTCGATGGCATCGCCAAGAGCTTCAATTGCAACGGCTCCGTCCTTTACTAGGTCGGTGCTCGTAGGAACGGGCCACCCATAATTTGGGGTCGTAGTTGCCATTTATAAATCACTCCATTTCGTAATTGGATTATACTCTTCCCAAGTAACTAATGGCGCGATTTGCAACCATAATTGGTGAGGATAAGTTTCGGTCTGGGCCGAGCATATTAGATCGATATATGCTTCGTACCTTGTTAGTCGCCAAGAGTATCCCTCTAGATACCCCTCGAATACGGTCCCAAATACTGCCGGCAAGTCCGAAGTCGTAATGGCCGTACCATTTTCGGCCTCGATTAATGCGTCCCGGGTCGCGTCGCTCACGTTTGGATTATGCAGGGCAACGGTTAAAGACTCAGGGTAGACACGCGGGTAAGCTCTTGACGTTAAAAAATCGTTGGCTTGTGCTTGGGCGTCGGTTCCCTTTTCCAGCTTGGTCGCTCTTGTGCCAGATAATTCGCCATAAGACTCGACGGAGACTTCATCTCTGGCGTATTTTTCCTGATCGTTTTTATAACTGACGGTTACATCGTTAACGATCTCCGACCATTGGGCGGCGGTTCGTAGGCCCTCGGTTAATAGGTCATCGGTTGTCAGGTTTACACCGGTGGCATTGATTCGAGAGGTGTAGTCGGCATAGTGTAAATGCCCGTTTCCTGCCTCATAGAGCACGCCTCGGCCTGATTGCGCTGTATCTTGTGCAATTGTAAGAGCGTTAATTATCCCATCGTTGTAAGCGGTTAATTCATAATCGCCCGGCTGGTCGACGGTGCTAACCAAATAATCGACGACGTCTTGGTTTGTGCCGTCAAATGATGCCCATGTCGCGATGTTAGACACCGAGGACCAAATCAAGGTATCCGATAAATCGTCCCAGCTTGTCAAAAATGCTTCGGAAAGGATTGCAAACATTCGGTCCCCGTCAAATTGCTTGGGGTATCCTAAGGCTCCGACGACTCGCTTGTTTAGTTGAGCCAATGGCCCGACGGCGGTTATTGAGTATTCGGCGATGGATCCGGTATCGCCATATTGAGGCAAGGTTATATCGATGTCTGAAATGATCCCGGAGTAAATCATGGCCGTACCGGACGTACCCTTGTCGATGGTGATAGATACCGAGTCCGAAAGGTTCACGTTTAACGGAGTATCCGCCGGGGTCCATAAAACGATCCGAGCGTAGCTTGCCTGGACGGCTTCGATAACGTCTTTTCGACCTATGTTTATTGAAATGTCTGCGATCGTATTGTCGGCGTAAGTAACGGCACCGGCGAAAGTTACGACGGGATTAGGCTGGTAACTTGTCACAAGCTCGCCCCGGTGAAATTGACTTGTTGCGTACGACGGCCCGATTGCTGGAATAAGCGTTCAAGCTGGCGACGTGTACCCTCGGGATCGACGGCCCCGTTAATAGTTATGTTGACGTTACCCATTGACGAATTGCGGGCAATAGATCCGTTTTGTTGCGCTGTAAAGAGCTCCGGACCCTGCTCGCCAACCAAATAAGTCTCGCCCGCGAATACTGGACCACCAAGAGCACGCTTTTTTTTCGGCTTTTTTTTCGCCTTTTTCGCCGGTGCTTCGGTGACCGTTGCCGTAGCTGTAATGGCTGCCGGGATCACTAATTGACCATCTACAAACGCAAGACCAACGGCGGCGGCGGCTGCGATAATGCCGTTGACCATCGCTTGACCTTGTGCAAGTCCAGCGTCAAACCATTTAGAGGATGTAGCTGCGGCCAAGCTAGAGGCGGACGCCTCAACGGCTGCGACTAGATCGTTAATTTCGCCTATGGTGCTCGCTCCACCGGCTAAGATTTCATCGGCTATTTGAGAGCCAACCTCGACTCCGGCCTGCAAAATGTTATCGATTGAGCTTCGATTAAGCCCGGCGGCTAATAGATCGCTAACCTTGCCACCGAATGATTTAGCGGCTTCGGCTTGTTTGCGGATTGACTCAATAAAGGATCCCTCGCCTTTATCGGTAAAGGCACTTTGAAAGTCGACGAGGTTAGTTATGGAATCTTTAACGGATTGGGCGTAGTTTTGTTGCGCTTGGCGTGTTGCCTCTAGCTGACCTTGGACCTCTTGGAGACGCGTTGTAAAACTTTGGAGACGTGCGTTTTGCGCTGCCTCGGCTGCGGCTTGTTTTTTCGCTGCTTCGGCTGCCTTTTTGGCCGCCTTTGTACCGTCATTAGTTGCAACGGTTAGATCTTTTGTTGATTTGACTTGATCTCGACGAGCGTCGACGTGACGTTTTGCAGACTTGACATCGGCTTCGGTTTCGTTGCGTGTTGCTGTCAAAGCTGCGGCAACGGCTTCCGATTCCTCTCGGACTAACTTAGTATTTTCCCAAAGCTTGTAAAGGATAGTAACTAAACCGGCGACGGCGACGGCGACGGCCGTAAATGGATTAGACAATAACGCGATGGTTAAAGCCTTAACGCTGCCAATCAATCCCAAGGTGACGACGTTTTGAGCTGCCATCGCGATCGTGTAAAGGATAACGGCGGATCGGGAGCCCTTGTAAGTAAGCTCGGCCAAGAGTTGAGCGGCTGTCGCGCTGCCCGTAGCTGCGGCGAGAGTCAAGTATCCAAGTCGTAGAGCTGCGGCGACAATTGTAAAGGCTTGGACGGTTATAGTCGCAACCTTAAAGGCGATGTTAAGGCCAATAACTGCGGCAGACAATACCCCAACGGCGACGGCTAGATTGCGGACCGTTGTTGAGTTTTTGCCTGCCCAATCGGCTACGTTAACTAATACGCCTAAGAGATCCTTGTAAGCCGGGAGTAATCCCTCGCCAATTGCTGCGCGGGAGTTTTCAATTTCGGCGGCCAAAATCCTTTGTTGATTCGCTGCCCCGTCGGCTGTACGAGCGAAATCGCCTTGTTGTAATGTTGTTTGTTCCAAGATCAAAGCGTTACGAGCTAGGACCTTATCTTGGTCCGTAAGCTCTTTAGCCGTTGCGGCCAAGCCCATCTCCATCGCCTTAGCTTGGACGGCGTTTTCAGATAGCAAAACTCCAAATCGGCGGAGAGGTTCGGATTCGCCACGAAGTCCGGCTGCTAGAGCTGTAATCGCTTCATCGGTCGACGTGTTGTTGAAAGAGGCTAGGTCGGCGGCGAGCCCAGTTAAGTCGGTGCTAAAGGTTGCTAGATCTTTACCAGTAAGTCCGGCGGATTGGCCCAAGATTGCAAAATTGCCGGCGGCTTCAAGAGCTGCGGTTTGGGATAGTCCGAGAGCTTGATCGGCCGTCGCTGCCCATGCTTGGATTGCTTTCGCGCTACTGCCAAAAATGACGTTTGATTTAGAGATCGACTCGTTAAGGTCGGACGCCGATTGGACTACTTTGTAACCTGCGGCGGCTACGCCTGCAAATACTAAAGTCGCTTTACGGCTTAATTGCTCTAACTGCCCGCCAAACTTTTGGAGCTTTGTTTGGGCGTCTGCTAGTCCTCGACCCAGTCCAGTCGTATCCGCTTGAAGTAGGATCGTTAACGGACGGCCTATGCCTTTGGTTGCCATTTAGTAATCCCGTCCTCGGTTCCAGTCGTTTATTAGCTTTTCAGCCACCTTGGTCCATTCATTAAATGCCGGCTCGTAATAATCCGCTTCGGCGGTATCGGTCCAACCGGGACGGATGCCCTCGGCCCAAAATTGAGTCCGTCCGGATCTGGAAGTGTATTGGCCCTTAATGGTTCCGAAACGGATCATATTGGTCGTCGCGCCGCCGGAATAAACGCCGTTACCTGTTCGGTTGACGTTACCCCGAGAGCTGTATCGGCTGGAGTTACCAATCTTTACAGATGGGATGCGATCTTGTTTTGTACGGATAGAGGCGTTTAACTTTTTAGCGTATCCGGGAGCGTGTGAGCTAATCGCCGAACGAAACGCCGGGACCATAATTTCCTCGGCGATGTATTCAGACTCTCGCCTCATGTCCCTATTCGCTGCCTTTTCAAAGCTGCCCAAGGAATCTAAGAGGTTGCGGATTTCCCGGTCATTAATAAAAATTCCGCTATCCACGATCTCAACTCCTTTTATACATCTCGTTTCGTACCTCTAGGATCGCTCCTAGCATTTCCCAATCTAGATCAATTAGATCGACCCGGATCGTGCCATCGACTGCGAGAGCGGCTATTGTTCGTCCGATGCTGCCGCTTGGGTGGGGTTTGGCTCGTCAATACCTACTAGCTCAATCGATTCCAACTCGTTGGCCCACGCCTCAAACTTGTCCGACGTTTGCCCGGTGCGGTTTAACACGCTCCACGCCATCGCCATCAAGTCCTCAAATCCTAGATTAACTTTGATTTGATCCTCGCCATCTACTCGACGGACCTCATAAAGATCGGTCATTTTGGATTGGGTAATCCGTTCCCATTTCATGAGATCCGCCGGTAGTGTAACGATGTTCATTTCGCCATTTTTTTGGTGACTTAGTTTTATATTGATTTTCATTGGTCCTGATCCTTTTCGATTATGCTCGGGAAACTGCGCCGTCTACAACAACGAAAGAGATCGAGGTTGTAAGAGCGTCGGTAGCTGCGCCGCCTGTTGTTGGCTGAACTGGAAAGACTTCACCGGTAAATACGGATCCATTCGCATCCATGCTAAACGCGATTCCGGTGTCACCGGCTGCGCCTGCTGCATCAAATAAAGCTTCACAAACGGACGCTGGAGTTGTTGAGCCCCAATCCTGGTAAAGCTCTACATCTAGTGTTGCTGTGTAATCGATTGTCTTGTAGGCGCGGCCTGCAAGAGTTTCGAGTACTTGCTGATTTGGTACAACTGTAAGAGTTACAGATGCGGCGACGTCATTGTAAACGTCACCGTCTATGGTTAAGGATAAATCCCGCCCCGTTACATACTCAAGTGCCATAATAGGGCTCCTTAGATAGTGACATCAATAGTGATGTCGGTTGTCAACAAATCGGTCGGTCCGACTTGCGAGATTTTGGGTTGAGTGAAATCGCCGATCCCGATGTTTGTCGGAAGTTCGCTTAAGACAATTTCGATCATAGTTTCAAGATTAACTAATGCGGCTTGGTTGTCATTAGCTGCCACGCATAGAGTCACGTCAAAGTTTCCACCCAATCGTGGCGAGCTGCCGATCGATTTGATTTCGATGTAAGGCGAGCCCGGAACTAGCACAATACAAGGCGTCGTCATGTTTTCGGCAGGGTAAGCGTAAACGATGTAACCGGTTGCCTCTAATGCCGTTTTTAGTGCGGTCCGGGCTGTTGTAATGTCGCCCATTATCCGACCATGCTACTAGGGTCACGATAGCCCGAAATAAGGCCAGAGACACGCGTAACGAGGCTACGGCCCATCCGGTACGGAGTACCCGGGGCGAATGTTGCGTCTTGTGCGATGCCCTGCGCGCTCTGGCGAGCGTTCCACAGGTCCACGCTAATCATCAACGCTGCCTCACGAATTTGTGGAATATTGTCGTAATAGGTCTCTTGGCCTTGCAGTATGCAGTTGCCGTCCGGCTTGTTTACTCGGTACGTCACGTTGGCGTGGGCGATCGTGGCCTGAAATTGATCTGTGAAAACTCTTGTAATCGTGTGGGTTCCGTCAAACGGCGCGCCGACTCGATCGATTGTTACTTGTTGTCCGACGCTGTATTCGTGAGGTGCGCGGGTCCAAAAACGAGCGAGGTTGCTGCGGATCTCTACGGCCACGATTGACGCGTTATGAAAGTTTAGGAAAGATTTTAAGACTAGCTCGGCGGATTCCATGACGCCCTCTAGAGTCTCGTCCGGGTAAATGTCGCCCACGCCGAGGACTGCTTTGAAATCCTCTAAATCAATGAGTGACATTTTATTCCTTTCGAGTTGGGGGGTGATGGGGGACGATCAGGACCAAACGTCCCCCATCACGGGGGGTGACTAGCTGACGGTAATTGCTCGCATAGCTGTCGGGTACTTGTTGGCTAGAGCTACGAAACCGTAGACGGCAATTTCAACCGTCATGGTGTCAATTACGTTGACGCGAACCTGAGCGGTTCCGCTTTCGTAAAATGCTGCGTAGTCGCTTGGGTATGCAAGGATATTGGTCGCGCCAATGTTGTAATCCTTGACAAGATCTAGACCCATTACGGTACCGGCTGATCGTGAAATCGCGCCGGCTGCGTTTGTTGTTGGGCCTGTTGCGGTGAATAGTGGACGGCCTACATCGTCGACATCCTTAAGGATGTTGGCGTATTGTGTTGAGCCAACTAATAGACGATTTGGATCCTTACGCATTACAACGGCGGAGTCGCTGATTGCGTCCGCAATTGCTGCAACGTAACCGGTGCCGCCTGATGCGCCACAACCTACGATGCCCTCGGTGAAAGCATATAGATCGGTTTGCTGAGCGTACTGAGCCGCAAGATTTCGAAGGACTTCGTCCAAGTAGCTTGGGTCAGACCTTTCCAAAAGCTCTATACTAACTCTGTTTTGGCCCGCGAACTTGACTACATCAACCACGAGATCCGAGACCTCAAGAGCTGTATCGGATGGAGTTCCCAATTCAGGAGTCTCCGCAACCGTA